AACCGAGTAGATACTGGTGGCTCTACACGCCGCGGAATCATCGTTCGTGGCGCATTAAGCCAAACAGCTAATCTTCAAGAATGGCAAAATAACATTGGTGTTATTCAAGCAGCGGTAACCCCTACTGGTCTTTACACAGGCACCATCAACGCATCTAATATTGTTGGTTCTGTTACCGCTATTCCTCAAGATGCAACTATTGAGCAACGTTCATCAAGCTTTGTTGTAACAACTTCAAGTAAAAACAACTTTATCTGGTGCGTTAATACTGGCGCAGCAATGACTATCACTATTCCACTAAACACTACCGCTGGTGGAGATTTTCCAGTAGGTTCACAGTTTACTGTACTTAGAGGACAAACACAGAACGTGACTTTTGCTGGAGAAACAGGTGCAGTAACTATTGGCGCCACTCCTGGAAACTCGCTACGCGCTCAATGGTCAGCCGCAACAGTCCTAAAGCTTTCTGATAACACCTGGACAATCCTCGGCGATTTGAGTGCTTAATGCGGGCAATAATTGGGTTAGTAGATTCCCAAAAAAAGGTTCCGCCTTCAGCTCCAACAATTACACTTGCTGAAGACACTGGGTCTAATAGGGATTTTGATAATGGAGCAGCGTCTGTAAGTTGGACCGTTCCAACATTTAACGGTAAATCTGCTATTACTGGATACGATATTACCGCTACTGCTGATGATAATTCTGTTGTTACTTTTAGCACTGCGGTTGTAACTACCACTAGTGTTCCTGCTCTTAAATCTGGTAAAAAATATACATATAGAGTAAAAGCCCGCAATGGCGGTGGGCCTGGTCCAGATTCTGCTGGCAGAGGTCCAATTACAGCTACTACAAAACCTGGAATTCCAGTAAACGTAAGTGCTACTAATTTAAATAACGGTTCTCAAGCTACAGTAACTTGGACTGCAGGCCCTAATGGCGGTTCTCCAATAACTTTGTATACAATTACAACATTGCCTGGAAACGCTACTAGAACAACAACAGGTTTATCAATTACTATTGGAAGCCTTACTAATAACAGTTCTTACACTTTTACAGTTTCTGCTACCAACGTAAACGGCACTAGTAATCAATCAAGCCCTTCAAATCAAATAACTATTACAGAACCTGTTCAACCCCCACCTCCACCCCCTCCTCCTCCAACACCTCCCGTATCTTGCTGGACAAACTCTGGCTCCCCTTATTGCAGCGGCGCTAACCTAGTACAAAATCAAACTGACCCTTGCGGTGGTGCAGGAACCAGAACTGTTACCGTCACTGTAAATGGTTGCGTTGTGCCTCCTACAACTCCTTTATCCTGTTGCCAAGACGATGACGCTGGTTTCTGTAACGGTGGAGTTTGGTTCCAATATCAGTATGACCCTTGCGGTGGAACCAGTTGCGGAGCTAGAAATACAGGCGGTTCTTGCATTTCCCCACCAACTGCACCACCAACTCCACCACCAACTTCACCCGTGTGTCTTCCTACAGGCTCAATTACTGTTGGAAACTGTACTATCACTTTTGATAGTTGTGGCGGTGCAAATACTGTATGCCCAGAGACGCCTACTACAACACCTTCGCCAACTCCACCACAACCAACACCACCGCAGCCAACTCCACCTAATACATCACCAGGTCCTTTTGCCCCTTGGCCAGAATATTTTTATACAGGCGTTGGCGGTACACCGCAAGCACCTAGGCCTACGTACCCTTACTACTGCCTATCTGTTGACAGCATGATTCCTACTCCAAATGGAGATAAGAGACTTGCTGATTTAGTAATTGGTGACCAGATTATCTCAGCAAGGTTTGAAGAAGTTGACCCAGATGACCCTAATGCTGATTTAATTGTTGACACTTGGTCTTCTGACAGCTTTACATACCGTGAGCTAGATATCACTACCGTAGTAAATATACGTGAGTGGGAAGAGACTGGGCGCTACACAATTAATAACCGAATAAAGGTTACTGGTTCTCACCCATTTATTGCCAAAGAGTCTGCGGATGGGCGCTACTATTACACACGAGCAGCCCAGCTTGTAGAAGGAGACATGCTGTTTGACGGTGACTTAGAAGCTTGGGTCCCAGTACACAGCATAGATTACGAGCCAAATGTACGTTTTAAGGTACGAACACTTAGTACCGAGCCCTATGATATGTTCTTTGCAGAGGGTATACTAGTACACAACAAGTAAAGGATACACACATGGAATCAAAAATTGTTGCACCAGGAGTAATGCTATTTGAAAACATAGTCGATGACTATAAAGAACTAGTAGAGGAAATTGAGGCTGTAACTAGCTGCCCATCTAAGGTAATTAGATGGAAACGAGCTACTGTAGGCTCTACTATTGCAGGCGCAACAACAACTCCTGCTAGGACTAATTCTTCTGTTACTGTACAGGCTGATTGGGCTATTCTTGACAACCCAGACTTAGCGGCTGGCGGCAAATTAGCTGTAAAACTGCTTAATAAAATCCAAGATGCATATGATTTATATAAAGAGCAGTACCCAAACGTAAACTCAGCAGAACTCCCAATTGCCCCAATTATTTTAAAGTATCAAACTGGCCAAGAGTATAAAATGCATGCTGACGCTGGCGGTGGAAACGACCGCGTCCTGTCTTTGGTGTGGTACGTAAATAACGAGTATGAAGGCGGGGAGATTGAATTTCCGTACTTTAATTATAAACTAAAACCGCCTGCTAACTCTATTCTCTTTTTCCCTTCTAATTACATTTATTCCCATATTGCAAATCCAGTAAAAGAAGGAACAAAGTATGCTGTCGTTATGTGGATATTGGAGGATAAAACTAGATAATGAAGTACTTTGCTGAAGATAAATACATGGGTACTCGGCCTATAGTAAAAGAGCCTATGTTAGTTAGTGATATTTTAGATGAAAACAGGTTTAAAGAAGTTGTAGATATAGTTAATAACTACACTTTAGAAGAGCTTAATTATGACAGGGCCTTCGGTAGATTTATGTTAAAAGGCGGAAACGGTGGAATGCCAGACCAGCTACTAGAAGAGTGTTTGCAAAAAGCAAGAGATATATTTGAAAGCCCTACGCTTCTTCCCACGTATGCCTTATATGTAAGATATAAAGGTGCTAGAGCTAATTTATTGCGCCATAAGGATAGTAACGCCTGTACATATACTCTTGATTTATGCATAACACAAGATGTGGAATGGCCCCTTTACGTTGAAGAAAAAGAGTATGTACTTCAACCAAACCAAGCCCTGTGTTTTTATGGGGAAGACCAAATGCACTGGAGAGGCCCGTACCCAGAAAAAGACAAAAATGTGGTAGATATGCTATTTCTTCATTACGCAGAGCCAGACCACTGGTGGTTTACCGAAGGTCGAGCTTTCTATCATAACGTGATTCTTTCTAACCATAAGTCGTCTATGTAATGCCCGTAATTAAGTTTTATCCTACTGACGAAGAGGCTGGTGGCTTTTCTCCCGCCCCAGTACCCGTCCGTACCATGATGCCAGAGTGGTTTAGAAAACTACCTCCTTATTTGACTAAGGAGAAGGAGATTGTAAAGGCAACAGAGCACTCTGAAAATGGCGGTCATTTTTTAAACGTAACTGGTAAAAAATGCATGTCTATGATTGATACCTTCACTACTGGCTATTATTTTCTATGCCCAGTTGATATCTACATTGATTCTACGAACCCAGAAAAAATAGAGACTAAATGGAGAAATCCACGTTATGAGTTTATTTTAACCCATAACCCAGAACAAGTGGGAGATTATCCGATGGGCGACGTTTTTCATAAAGATATTTTAAGATGGGTTCCTTTTTGGGCCGCTGTAACGCCAGACGGGTATAGCACACTAATAATTACCCCGTCACATAGACCAGACCTGCCTTTTGTAACAATGACTGGGATTATAGACACAGACGGAATGCCGTCAGCTGGTGCTTTGCCATTTCATGTTAAAAAAGATTATAAAGGCATCATTAAGCGTGGAACCCCAATTGCTCAAGCTATACCGTTTAAAAGAGAGTCTTGGGAGTCAGAAATCATGGAAGAAAGAAGCCAAGAAGTACGTGATAGACTAAATTTGATAAACTCTACGTTTTCAGGGATGTATCAAGAAAACATGTGGGAAAAGAAAGAGTACAAATGAGCAACATATCAGATAGGTTTAGAAATAGTGGAAAAGGCAAAAACCTTCCAAAACCAGTACGTCCATGGGATTTATTAAAGACTAACGAGCCTCGGGCTACCGATGAAGTGGCTTCAGATAGGTTAACTATCTGCAGACAGTGCCCAGAGTTGATTCAAACAACTGGTCAATGTAAAAAATGCGGATGTTTTATGAATTTAAAGGTAAAATTAGCAAAAGCCTACTGCCCATTGCATAAATGGATGCACACTACAGATTTGGAACTAGATAATGAGCAACCCGAAGATACTAGTAAGCATAGTTAGCTATAAAGACCCAGAGTTCTATGCTTCTGTAAAATCGCTTTGGGAAACCGCGCAGTACAAAGACTCTATTATCTTCTCATTAGTAGATGAGGATGACGAACCAAAAGATTTTTCATTTATTCCAGAAGCTAACCTAATATACAGGCACTACCCAACTACTAAATACTACGGTGGGCTTTGTTGGGCTAGAAATTTAGCTACAAAAGTAGATGTTGATTACGATTATTTTATGCAATTTGACTCCCATACACGCGGTCGTTATGGGTGGGATAAAAGAGGGTACGAAAACTATAAATATATAGAAGCCGCGTTTCCAGAAGAGAAAGTTATGATTTCTTACGCCCCGCCGTCTTACTCACACGATGCACTTGGTAATGAGGTGTTTGGGGAGTTTAAAGGAGAAAAAAATTATGGTAGATGCGGGTTAGATTACAGAGGCTTTGCCCCTGGGTATGAATTTCCTAGGTACGTAGAGTTACGAGCTACAGAAGTTATTAAAAGTCATTGGACTACTTGTATGTACATATTTGTTTCAAAATTGTGGGTAGATGAGGTTGGAGTAGATGAGTTTGGGTCTTTTAATACAGAGGAGTTTAATCAATCTTTGAGGACATTTGCACACGGTTGGTCAGTTTACGCAATTGGAGCAAAAGACGTTTTTCATGAACACCATGACGCGCCACTTAGACAAGAAACTAAAGGAACTAGAAGACCCTGGGGAGATAATAGAAAAGACGCTTACTGGGAACACGTTAAACAAGCAACTAACCACCTTGGTCGTATATTAAAGGGGTTAGAGGATGTCCCACTTAAAAAAGTAGAAGAGTTTTTTGAGGCTACGTCTATAGATAAGTCTTGGTTGACTGTTGAGGGGGATTACTTTAAAGGTCGTGGAGGAGCTACGTATTTAGGTGTTCCGCAAAACCCTAGGAGATATTAAGCCTGACAACTGGTAAATACTCTTAGATACTAGTATCTGCGCCCCCGATATCAGGCGTAACTACCACTCTAGAGAATAGGTAATATTCATGGCAACAGATTCATCAGGTCAGCAAGCCGTTGACTTTGTATGGGGTAACTTCCCTATGCAGCCAAACGATGACCGTGCAGCGGCAATTACGCCAGCAAACATCGGTGGCTCAACAGGCGACTACTCATGGGCAGCTACTACTCGTGTAGCAGCAGACCGCTTAGACGCAGCTCTTGACAACCACGCAAACGCAGAAGCAGGTTGGTCAGGATACCCAGCATATACAGCTGGTACAGGCAATTACATCATCACAGCAGTTTCAGGTAACGGCACAACTGTTACCTACACATCACAGAACAGCCTTGCTGTTGGAGATTCTGTAAACATTACAGGTCTTTCAGTAGGTGCTTACAACCTTTCAGCAGCAACAGTTGCTACAGCTAACGCACTTAGCTTTACAGTAACTAACGCAGCTAATGGTGGGGCTATCACAGGCCAGTACGGTAAGGTTCAGCTAACAACTGCTCTAACAGCAGCTGATGGCGCTGGAATCGGTTACATCAACGTACCTAACGTACTTGGTGCAACCACAGCAGTAGCCCTTGACGCTCTTAAGGACGCTGGTTACGAAACAGCTAACATCACAACAGCTACAGCAGCTACAAACGCTGCAGGCGTTGTTACAGCAGCTTCACGTACAGCGGGCTCAGGCGTTACAACCATCACAGACGCATCACACGGATTTGTTACTGGTAACAAGGTCACACTTTCAAGCGTTGATGCGACTGTTAACGGTACCTACACAGTTACACGCCTTACAGACAACACATTTACAGTTACAACCACAGCAACAACAGTATTGGCTCTCACAGGCCTTACAGGCGCAGTTGTGGCAGTTGCTGGAACAATCAAGTCTCAGTCAGTTGCAGCTGGTACAGCTTCAGTTGCTACAACAGCGACAATTACAATCACACCTTGGGCAGCAGCTTCATAATAAGCTACCAAGCAAAAAGCCCCCAGCCATTGGCTGGGGGCTTTTTAGTTTAAAGGTATATTAGTTTGGGAACGCCTTTAGGTGCTCCTCGTATCTTTCTCCATTTTTCTGGCCTGGGTATACTTTCCAGGCGGACCAATCTTTTCCGCCGTTGGACATGTGATACGCAATTTTTGCGTTAGTCACAGGGTCTAGAAGGTCCTTATTAGTTTTTAGTTCAAATTTTTCACGTCTATCGTCGCCAAGACTTCCCAGCATATTAATCTGAAACATGCCGTAAGAGTTGTCGCCTGTATTGACGTTTCCATTATGAGCTAAGGGGCGACCGTTAGATTCTTTCTTAGCAACCGCGTAGGCGACCTTGAGAGCTTTTCCCTCAAAACCAACCGCGCTAAGCAGGTCAACTAAGTCTGTATCTGACAGTTCTTTTGCTCCTTTGTACTTCTCTAGTGGGTCCACAGTGTTTACTTGTACTGTCACAGTTGGAGTTTCCACATCCGTTGCGTTAGCAACCGCATGAGGTAGTCCGCCTAACAACAGTGCATACATCGAAAACACCGCCACTTTATCCATTGTTTCTTTTCTGATATTAAGCATTTTATTGCTCCTCTCAGTAGCAAAAGGCTCCATTACTGGAGCCTTTCAAGAACTAGGGTGCCACAGTAATACACGTATGCGCAAGTTAAGCCACGCTTAAAAAATATATTTTTTTTACGCTGACATATGATAAATATCATTATTTAATATAAGTGCTGGTATTTCCACATTTTATTGTGCTACGGATGACATATACGCGTATTCTAATTTAAATTAAACTATTATTTAGGACTTGAGTATATGACACTAGCTGAGTGGGCGGGCACCCTTGCAGGATTTGCGGCTTTTGGAGCTGCAATCATTGCATCAACATCATGGGTATTAAAATCTTATTTAAAGAACTACGTGCATGAACTTAAGCCCAACGGTGGCGGCTCAATGAAGGATACCGTCAACCTAATCCACTCAGAGCTTACAGAGCTTCGTATATCAGTGGCCCGTCTAGAAGGCCGCTTTACCCAGCACCTTGAGGATACTTCAGAGTAATTTAGCCTGACAGTACAGCCCGACTTTGGCACACTTGTCTGTAGGACTAATTGCCAAAGGAGCAAAAAATGAACAAAGCAGCAATCTCATCTTACGCCCGCAACTTGCTTGGTCAAGTTATCGGAGCAATCGTTGTAGTTATGCAGGTAAAGGGTTTAGCTACCCCATTGGAATTTAGTCAGGGCGAGTGGCTACTAGTTGCTAACTCACTATGGGCATCTCTTGTCCCAGTTGCACTTCGCTATGTAAATAAGAAAGACCCAGCGTTTGGCCTTGTTGCAGCAAAAGGCGCATCACAAATTACAAAATTAATTGAAGCAGAACTTAATAAGTCTGCAAAAAAGTCCGCTAAGAAGTCAAAGTAAGGTTGGTACATATACATGTCTAAGATTCAATGCGACAACTGTGAGTTCTCAGCAGATTACACGTGCCAAGATTTTGGTACTAACCCAGTTAACTATTGCACTAACTGCTTACCTTCATGGTTAGTAGAACGCGCTGAGGCTGGGCATTTCCCTTTGATGGAACAACTTCCAAAAGAAGAAAAGGCATCTAAGAAGAAGGCGGAAGCTAAAGCGGAAGAAACCAAGGCGGAAGAAGAAGCCCCTTCGGATGAAAGTAATTAGACGCCAAGCTATACAAGTTCACCCCGTACCTGAAAAGGTTATGGACCCACAAGGCCCTTTCCCTAGAGAATTATTTAGAGAAGAGCGCATAGTTACTGAGTACGCTTCACAATACGATGAAGACGGCTCAGACTCTCCTCTTGGAGCCACTGTTCAAAATAACTATAAGCCAGAACGTATTTTGCGCTGCTCCCGTTGTTTTGCAAAAGTGCTAGAATCTGAAACTAAAGAGCATGCATGCGACGAGGGACCAGATGGCGAAGAGGAATAACTACTACAAGAACTCCTTTGACCCATCTCAGAGGGTATTAAACATTGCTCAAGCAATGGCAGATAAACTGGGTATTGAAACACCCATAGATAAAACATTTTCTGTTGCTATACCTGATGAAGTACAAAAAGGCTTTAAACAGCAGTCCGCAAATACTAGTAATCCATCTAGACCTAGGGCTCAAGCAATTGCTTATGACTTTGCTAAGAACACGCTGTATGTAGTATTTAGAGACGGCACTTGGTGGGAGTATAGAAACTGCCCAGTTGTTCATTGGCAAAACCTTCAACGCGCCGAGTCTACTGGCAAGTACTTAAAGTCTAGCGGCTTAGACGGTTGGGGCGATATGGGACCAGCAAACTTAAATGATGATGGCGGTCCTGGTGGCGGTATGTCCGCATCTTCTAAAGAGATGCTAAGTTACGCGGCTGAGATATCTAACAGTATGCAAAGAGGCATGGAGTAAGCATTGAGAACATTCGGTCCACTATACGTAGGTAAACTTCAGTATTGGCATAAGAAAGCTCTTCCAGTTCTTGAAATAGGAACTACCCAAGAAACTGAAATGCCTTATAGAAAAGGCAAGTGTCTAGTTGCACGTATCCCCTTTACCCACCCAGGTTATTTCTTAGGGGTGTGGATTAAAAACCCAAAAATTGACTGGGATGATGACGACCGCATTGACGAGGTGCTATCCTCTGCTATGAAAGGTCGAAAAGCATGGAAGCCAGAAGATGGGGCATACGATGAGTTTTTTTAAAAAAGAGCCGTGGGTAAAGCCATTCTCTGAAAAAGTATCAAGGCGTGTATCTAAAATACCTACAGGTGAGTTAGAAATCTGGGCAGAACAGGCCCTAATTGAGATTTCTAAGTGCCTATCTGGTTACTCAAAAAATAGAGAACAGTTTTATTTAGATGAGGCTCTACAGGGTGCTGAAGCCCTACACGCAGTAGTTAATGAACTACATACCCGAATGACCCCGCGCTAGCGCAGCGTGTCCACTTTGTGCTAAAATTATCCTGCCTCTCTCTTCCTCTCCCCGTGTGATGTGGCAACGCAAATGGTCTGGGTTAACACCCAGGCCTTTTGTTTATGTAATAGACTTCGGTAATGGAGAACTACACTGTGCTAGAAGAAGATGATGACGAGTTCTTTCCCGATGATGAGGTAGAGGACGAAGAGCTTCCGCCTGAAGACGAGGAACTTGAGCTCGATGAGCTTTCTAAAGAATTTGTTAAAAAACTTATAGATAGATGTATTGAGTTTATGAACGCCCTAGTCGGGCATGAGTTACACCCTTATCAGATGCCGCTTGCCCGCCGCATTATTGAATCTGTAATTATCAACGACGGTGAAGAAGTAACTGCGCTAGCAGCACGTCAGTCAGGTAAGTCAGAAACTATTGCTAACACAGTAGCTACGCTTATGGTTCTTCTCCCACGCTTAGCGAAGATGTACCCAGACTTACTTGGTCAATTTAAAGATGGTATCTGGATTGGTATGTTTGCCCCAGTTGAAGGCCAGGTAGAAACACTGTTTGGTCGTACCGTTAACAGGCTTACTAGCGAACGCGCTCAAGAAATTATGGGTGACCCAGAGATTGACGACAGCCTAGGTAAAGTGCCTGGCGTTACTCGACAGATTAAATTAAAGAACTCTGGCAGTAGCCTCATGATGATGACAGCTAACCCACGTGCAAAGATTGAATCTAAGTCCTTCCACCTTATTGTTATTGACGAGTGTCAAGAAGCAGATGACTTCGTAGTGTCCAAGTCAATTTCCCCTATGCTTGCGTACTACTCAGGAACTATGGTTAAGACAGGTACCCCTACTACACATAAAAATAACTTTTATCGCTCGATACAATTAAATAAACGTCGTCAGACTGGAAGGGCCAGCCGACAAAACCATTTTGAGTGGGATTACCGCGATGTCTCCAAATGCAACGCTAACTACGCAAAGTTCATCAAGAAAGAGATGCTCCGTATTGGTGAAGACTCTGATGAGTTCCAAATGTCATACAACTGCAAATGGTTGTTGGAGAGAGGAATGTTCGTTACATCCTCAGTCATGGACGAACTTGGAGACACCTCCCAAGAACTTGTCCGTGCTTGGCATCGTTCGCCAGTTGTGGTCGGCATCGACCCCGCTCGCAAGATGGACTCGACGGTCGTCACGGTAGTTTGGGTAGACTGGGATAGACCAGATGAGTTTGGATATTTTGACCATAGAATTTTAAACTGGATGGAGCTTCAAGGCGATGACTGGGAAGACCAATATTTTCAAATCGTTAACTTCTTGGGGAGTTATGACGTACTTGCTGTTGGGGTTGACGCTAACGGCGTGGGTGATGCGGTTGCACAAAGACTCAAGCTCCTCCTACCCAGAGCAGAAGTACATGCCATAGGAAGTAGCCAACCAGAACAATCTAAACGTTGGAAACATTTAAAAGCGCTAATTGACCGCCGTATGGTCGGCTGGCCTGCACACGCAAAGACACGACGCCTACGTACTTGGAAACGCTTCTACCAACAGATGACCGACCTAGAGACAAAGTTTACTGGCCCTAACTTTCTTGCCCATGCCCCAGATGAAGCCCATGCCCACGATGACTATGCCGACAGCCTAGCAATTGCCGTATCCTTAACTATGGACTTAACAATGCCATCCGTAGAGGTATCAAGTTCGCCATTCTTCTCAAGGTAATTACCACTTTAGCCTGACTTTACGCCCAATACGTAGGACACTTTTATACGAGGTCCTCACCCTTTAATAAGGAGTTATAACTATGACAATCGCACCAGCACCAAAGATGCCTGAGCGTCCAGGAAATACTTACGACCGTAAGAACGCTTCTGCAACACCAGGCCAACGTGGTCCACTACGTTTTGAAGAAGGTCTTGCAACAGACACTGATATCCCAACGCAGTTTACAACAGGCGCTATGCAGGGATACGAACCTGCAGCAGGCCGCCCAAATCGCAATAAGCCTGTTCACACAAAGACTGCAGAAGAAACAATGCGTGAACGCGCACATGTTGGTTCCGCAGCATGGGTAGAAGCACCAGCAAGTCTCTCTGACTTTTCAACTGGCGCATTTGCTGACCATGGTGACAACCGTTTTGAGGAAGTTTTCCGCAACGGCGCTAACCAAAAAGCAACAAACCCAGCAGTAGTACAAGACTAATTAGGTTTACTACCCCCGTATTCAGTCTACAAAGCTGGCGGGGGTAGTTTTCCCATTTCAGAGGAACAGCAATGGCATTTATTAGAGGTAAAGAAGTAAAAGAAACGGCAAAGCAAGAGCCTGCCAACCCTAAGCTTTGGAACACTATTACTGCTCAAGCTGGAGCAAAATTCTCTAAAAACTCACCTGCTCGCGGACACTGGATTCACGCTAAGTACAATCAAATGGGTGGTCAATACGTTAAATCTAAAAAAGAAGTTGACCCACGTTTTAGGGACTACGCACAAGAAGAAGCAGATAAAAAAGAAGAGCAGAAAAAAAAGAAGGTCACTAAGCCAGTCAATAAAAAAGTTATTAAACGCGGCCAAAGTTTCCGCTAATACAATTAGCGTGGTATTCTTCTCCCAGCATAGAAAAACAAAGGTGGATAGTTGAGCATTGATTTCTCGCCACCGTCCTATAGGGCGGCGTCTAGCGACCTAACTATTTCCATCTCGCCATTAGGATTGGTTGAGTTAGCAGATGAAGAATTTGAAGTCCACGGCCCGCGTCTTAATCGTTATTCTCTTAACTGGGCCATGTATCTTGGTCATCACTATTCTTACCGCCGTCAAATAGGCGACGCACAGATAGTACTTAATTACTACCGTGCTTTTACAGATTTTATTATTAACTTTACTTTTGGTAAAGGCGTTAACTTCCGTTCCCCAAAAGAAACAGAAGCTATTGTTCCAGATATCTTGGAACGTGTTTGGGAAGTAGATAACAATAAGGCAACAGTACTGTGGGAAATGGGACAACAAGGTTCCGTATCTGGAGACTGTTTTATTAAGGTTGCGTATGAAGAAGCGTGGACTGATACTTCTGGTTTACAGCATCCTGGTCGTGTTCGTATCCTTCCTCTTAACGCTGCTTTTTGTTTTCCAGAATTCCACCCACATGACCGTGAACGTCTTATCCGTTTTAAATTAAAGTACCGTTTCTGGGGTACATCACTAGAAGGTACACGTCAGGTATTTACTTATACTGAAATTCTTACAGATGACATGATTGAGGAGTACATCAATGATGAGCTCATTGACTCTCGCCCTAACCCGCTTGGTACTGTTCCCATTGTTCATATTCCAAATGTTCGTATTAGTGGTAGCCCTTGGGGTCTTAGCGACGGTCACGATATTATTAATATTAACCGTACTTATAACGAGACTGCTACTGACATCGCTGACATCGTTAATTATCATGCTGCTCCCGTCACAGTCATCATTGGTGCCAAAGCTTCACAATTGGAAAAAGGCGCTAACAAAGTCTGGGGCGGTCTACCAAAAGACGCAAAGGTAGAAAACCTAGAAGGCGGTGCACAGGGTCTTAAAGGCGCTATGGAGTTCTTGTCTATGCTCAAGAAGTCTATGCACGAAATGATTGGTGTTCCTGAAACCGCACTTGGCCAGGCACAGCCTATTTCTAACACCTCTGGTGTTGCGCTATCTATCCAGTTCCAACCTTTGATGAACCGCTACCACCAAAAGATTATTCAGTACGCACACGGTCTAGAGCGCGTTAACGAGCTTATTCTTCGTAGCATTGCTATCAAAGAGCCTGAAGTATTTATATGGGACCCAACACGAAACGTTAAGCTTAAGAAGGGTCAGGTAGACCGCCTAGACCCTAACGACCCTATTACGTATCAAACTTACGTATTCTTCCCACAGCCTCTTCCACTAGACAAGTTGATTGCACTTAACGAAGTCCAGTCAATGCTATCCCTAGGCCTTGAGTCTAAGGAAGGCGCTTTGCGTACTTTGGGTGAAGAGTTCCCAACTGAGAAACTTAATGAAATTCGTCAAGAGCTTCTTGATGACGCTACAGCCGACGGCGCACTTAAGTTGCTACAGACCCAGATTGAACAAGAGATTGCTGAACTTACAGGCACTATGCCTAACCCTGAAACTGGAGGCGCTCCTGGTGCCCCTGGTGCAACTGGAGCTCCTGGAGCCCCAGCCGTACTACCACCGACAATGGACGATGCTCTTTCCGCCGCAGATATGGGCGAAGCAGACCTACGTAACAAGTTGGTAACTGAAGCTTATGGCACTGTCCTCCCACAGAGGCGAGTACCAGAAGAGTACGAAAAATAAAGGTTTAGCCTGACATTTTTTGTATTTAGAAAGACAATAGAATCAACGTTTGGTCATATGTGCTCTCACTTCGGAAAACGACCCCTAGAATGTAAAGGATAACTATGGAAACAGCAGAAGTATCTAACGCTGATGCCTTCGCGGCAGAAGCAGGGACAGTTCCAGTCGTAGCCCAGTCGTCAGACAACGCAGTTGTCGTTGACGCACCTACTACTAAGGCAACTTCCAAGTTTTATACGGAAGATGACTTGGCAAAAGTAAGAAGCCAAGAAAAAGAAAAGCTCTACCCTCAGATTGATAAGTTGAAGGAAGAACTCGACGCCATTAAAAGAGAACGTGAAGCAGAGCTTGCTGCACGTGCTGCAGATGCAGAAGCGAAAGCTAAAGCTGAGCAGGAAGCTCTTGAAAGTGACATGGATGTTCGTACTTTGCTTAAGACAAAGGAACAAGAGTGGCAGGAGCAGTTGGAGCGTGAGCGTCAAGAGCGTGAACGTGCCTTTGCTCTTCTGGAACGCGAAAAATCTTTTGCTGACCTACAGACCTACCGCTCACAGCGTGTAGAAACAGAACGTGAAGCTATTATTCCTGAACTGCTAGACCTTATTAGCGGAAATACGCCTGATGAAGTTGACGCAAGTATTGCAGGATTAAAAGAACGTTCAGCAAGAATTCTTGAATCTGCGCAGTCAGCTATGCAGAACGCAAGGAAAGAAATGACGGGGACAAGGGTAACCACGCCCCCGCTCGGACAAATGGACACTAATATGGAGCAACGTAACTTTACGGCCGAGGATATCTCGTCCATGTCGATGAACGATTACGCAAAGTACAGAGAACGTATCATGAGCGACACTGCTCGTGGTAAATCTCGCGGCCTGTTCGGGTAAACCCAACAATCCCAAATTCCAACAAATAAGGAGTCACAAGTAAATGGCATCTGGTATCACGGGTACAGGCAATTTAGCCGCAGCCCCAACAGCATACTCAGGCACTAACACCCAGCTGACTCAAGCGATTCAGACAATCTGGTCAAAGGAAATCCTTTTCCAGGCTATGCCTATCCTTCGCTTTGAGCAGTTCGCAGTCAAGAAGACTGAACTTGGTGTTGCACCTGGTCTACAAATCAACTTCATGCGTTACAACAACCTAGGCTTCGCAAGTGGCCTTGTTGAAGGCGTACGTATGCAGACAAACGCGTTGACTGCACAGCAGTTCTCAATCACAGTATCAGAGCATGGATATGCTCTTGCTGTATCAGAGCTTCTTCTTAACGCATCATTCGATGACGTAATGGCTTCAGCCTCACGTCTTCTTGGTCGTAACATGGCTATCTACCTAGACCAGCTATCACGCGACACACTATATGCAGCGACTTCAACAATCTATGGTGAAGACCGCTCAGCACTTACAGCAGTTAACAACTGGTACGCAGATGGTACAACCGCTGCTAACCGCGCTGCTATGACAGGCACCTACTACATGACACCTCACACAGTGAAGGATGCAGTAGAGACCCTATCAACCAAGAACATCCCACGCCTCGGCGAAACATACGTTGCGTTTGTTCACCCACACCAGAGCCGTAAGCTCCGTGACAATCCAGAATTTATTGAAGTCACTAAGTACGCTGCTCCAGGTAACTTTATGCTCGGT